TATGTTTTAAGCTATGACCAAACAAGTGGCGGATTTACTTGGGTGGAATCAAGCGGAGGTGGTGCGACTACTTTTGTGGTGGATACCTTTAATGGCGATGGTAGTACTGTGGCTTTTACGTTATCAAACACAATAGCAAATGAAAATAATTTGCAGGTTTATATTGATGGGGTTTACCAGTCAAAAAGTAACTTTTCTACAAGTGGAACAACACTTACATTTAGCACCGCCCCAGCAACGGGTACAAACAATATTGAAGTAACACACGCTGTATCTATAGGTGGAACGCCTAGCATTGAAGTAGATACCTTTAATGGCGATAACAGCACAGTAGCTTTCACACTTACAACAGAACCAGCTACAAAAAACAACCTTCAGATTTATATTGATGGGGTGTATCAAGCGAAGGCAAATTATTCCACAAGTGGCACAACATTAACATCGAAGTAACCCATATAAAATTATCGTAAATTTGTAAAAAATAGAAAATGGCAATAACTAAAGTAACACACAGTGTATTAGAAGATAGATACACTAAAAAAGGTAGCATTACAACTTATACAGGTGCGGTTTCTGTAGATTGGTCTACAGCTACTAATTTTGTAATGGGTTCGTCTTTAACAGGAGCAATAGAATTTGACTTTACTAATTTTAAAACAGGTCAAGTATTAACCATCCATAATTTAACAGGGTCTCAAACTATTACTTTAGATTCAGATGCAGCTACAAGCGAAACATTTAACAAGGTGGGAGGTAATGACTATGATGGTTCTTCTACTAACGTTTTAATAGTTGAGTGCATAGACGATGATGCTACTGCTGTTTTTAATTATTCTATTTTAACTTATACTTCTGATACAACACCATAAGAATATGAAAGCAATAAACGACAACGGAAATATAAAAACCTTTTCTACAGTACCTAAAAGCTGGGGAGGGAATATAGGTTTACAATACGCTAGTGATTCCGATTTAGAAGCATTAGGGTTTTACGATGTAGAACAGCCAACTAAAAAGGAAAGCCAAGAATATGGGGATATTGAATGGGATGCAGCTAATAGTAGATTTACTTATCCTGTAATGAGTTTAGGAAAGAAAAAAATGTTGCACCAAGCAGCAGATTCAGGTGTGGTAAATACAGAAAACTTCAATACGGTTCTTTGGACAGGTAATGGAACTGATAACAGAGCCATAACTGGTGTGGGATTTCAGCCAGACCTACTTTGGATTAAAAAAAGAAGTTCAGCTACAAATTCAGGGCATATGTGGTTTGATGTTGTACGTGGTGTAGATGTAGTCATCGGTTCCGATAGAACAAACGCTGAATTTGATGCGGGCGGTGGCGGATATCAGCACAGTTTTGATAGTGATGGGTTTACTTTAAGCGCAAACGCAATAGTAAACCAGTCAGGTCAAACGTATGTTGCTTGGAATTGGAAAGCAGGGGGTGCAGCAGTATCGAATACAGATGGAAGCATAACAAGTTCAGTTAGTGCTAATACAGATGCAGGGTTTAGTATTGTGAAGTACACAGGTAACGATACGGCAGGGGCTACAATAGGACACGGTTTATCTTCTGCACCTGATTTAATTATTGCAAAAGGCATTGACTCTGCATCTGCTTATAATTGGATGGTTTATACATCTGCCACAGGCGAAAATAAACACGCATATCTAAATTTAACAAATCAATTTGAAGACCCTGCGGGTGGGGTAGTTTCCATTTGGAACGATACCGCACCAACATCATCAGTTTTTAGTATTTCTGACAACGATAATATTAATGTAAACAATGCAGACTACATCGCCTACTGCTTCCACAGCGTAGATGGTTATCAAAAAGTGGGGAGTTACACTGGTACAGGAGCTACAGGAAATTCAATAACAGGTTTAGGTTTTGAACCAAGATTTATAATAGTAAAACCCACAACATTTGTTCAGACGTGGACTATTCTGGACACTATAAGGGGTAGCGGTAATTTAGCAAATTCTTTAGCTGCCAATGATACCTATGCTGAATATACATTTAATTATGGTACAGCAGATGCTGATGGTTTTACTTGGAATAACACAGGTTCAGGTACAAATAAAAGTGGTGAAACCTACATCTACCTTGCAATAGCATAATGGAAAATATAAAGATTTACGGATTGTATATGTTTAGCTTATTAGCGCCAACATTAACGAACGTTTCCGAAGCACTACAAGCGGTTTCTTATTTATTCCTTATTGTTTATACGGGCATTCAAATTTGGCAAAAGCTAAAGAATTAATAATTCGTATATTTGTAGAAAATAAAATATAATATAAATGGCTACAACTGGCGTTTTTAACGGAACTAACTTAATTATCACAGTAGAGGGTGCTACAGTAGGTCATACCACTAGCTGCACGCTTTCACTTTCAAACGATTTACCAGAAGCTACCACAAAAGACAGTAGCGGATTTCAGGAAGTAATTGCTGGAGTTATGAGTGGCGAAATCTCCTTTGAGGGGTTAGTTGCTTATGACGATTCAGCAAATGCTATTGAAATGGCGGATTATCTTTTAGCACGCACTCAATTAACTTGTGTGTTTGGTACTGCTGAATCTGGAGATGATGTTTACACAGCAGAAGGATTTCTATCTAGCGTAGAAATGAGTGCTGAAATGGAAAGCCCTGTATCTTACAGCGGTTCAATTACCTTAACTGGTAGCATCACAAAATCTACTAACTCTTAATAAAAGTTAGAATATTATGGCAAACAAAAAAAGAGGGTATTACACCCTAGCTATTGGTGGGCGCAAACGAACGTTACATTTTTCAATGAACTTTTGGAGTGCCTTTACAGATGAATTAAATATACCACTTGATAAAATCGGAGAAGTTTTTGAGGGTGGTATTTCTCTTTCTGGTATTCGTGCTTTAGTTTATGCTGGGCTGCTAGCAAATGACCAAGAGGAGGGTAACGAGATTGACTACAATATCTTTAAGGTAGGCACATGGCTTGATGACTTAGATGCAAGTGAACTGGAAAAAATAGTTAATACTATGCTAGAGTCTAAAATACTGGGCAACCAGTTAAACATGGGTATTGACCGAAACCCTAAAGGCGAGGGAAAGCAACAGCCGACCCCCTAACTTGGGAGTCGCTACTTGACTACTATATTGGGCAAGTCGGCACAGCGCCAGATAAGTTTTGGTTTTACACATGGGCGGAAAACCAGCGGCTAGGCGAGGCATATAACATACGTCAAAACCTAGAATGGGAAAGACTTAGGTATTTAGCAACAATGTTACATAATGTAAACTGCTCAAAGAAAAGCCAAATGATAAAGCCTAATAAATTATTCCCATTGCCGCAGGATAAGTTAAGTAAACAAATAAAGCCACAAAGCACACCAGAACAGCTAGAGGCATTTAAAGAAAAGGCGAGAGCCGCAGGGGTTAAAATATAAGCCCCTTTTTTTTTGTAATTTTGTGACATGGCAGATAGTACATTAAGAGTAGCAATTAATGCCGACATAAGAGGCTTAAATGCAAACCTAAATAAAGCACAAACCCGTTTAAAGGCTTTTAGCGGGCGTTTAAAAAATATTGGAGGGCAACTACAAACTAGACTTGCACTGCCCTTAATCGCAGCGGGAGGGGCTTCTATTAAGATGGCAGCCGACTTTGATAAGTCCATGACTAAAATTAAAACCCTTGTAGGGGTTGCGGGTGCAGATGTAGACGCTATGACTGCGGGAGTGAAAGAAATGGCAAACGCTACGGGCGTTAGTTCGGGTGAGGCAGCCGATGCACTCTATTTTATTACTTCAGCAGGTTTACGTGGTGCAGATGCTATGGCGGTTTTAGAGGCTGCAACTAAGGCAAGTGCTTTGGGGTTAGGTGAAACTGCTACTGTGGCAGACTTAGCTACTTCAGCTCTTAATGCTTATGGTGTGGAAAACCTAAGCGCCACAGGTGCTACAGATGTTTTAACAGCTGCGGTGCGTGAGGGTAAACTAGAAGCCAGCGAACTATCTAGCGTAATGGGTCAGGTGTTACCAGTAGCTTCAAATATGGGCGTACAGTTCCATGAAGTAGGTGCGGCTTTTGCAGCTATGAGTAGAACAGGTACGCCAGCAGCACAAGCAGCGACTCAGCTTAACTCTATTTTAATGGCTATCATGAAGCCGACGAAGCAAAGTGCTGAGGCGATGGAGCAGCTAGGGCTTAGTAGTCAGGGTTTACGCCAGCAAATACAAGACGAAGGGTTGCTTTCAGTATTTCAAACATTAAAAACAGCAAGCGAAGGTAATTCAGAGGCGTTTGAAAAAGTCTTTGGCAATGTAAGGGCGCTAAAAGGTATATTGGATTTGACAGGCGCTAGTGCGGCTACCACAGCTGAAATATTTTCCAGAATGCGTAATACTACTGGTTTAACTGCTAGTAATTTTGAAAAATTACAAAACAGTGCAGAATTTAAATTACGCAAAGGGTTAAAACAACTACAAAACAGCTTTGCTGATTTAGGCGCACAGCTAATGGATTCCCTACTGCCAGTATTACTTAAAATAATGGAGGGAACTAAAAGTATGCTAGTTGCTTTCAAAAATCTTAGCCCTCAAACAAAACAGCTTGCTATAGGTTTTGCTGCTTTAGCAGTTGTATTGCCAACTGTACTTACAGTAGCTGGGTCTTTAATTGGGGTGTTTTCAGCCATAGTATCGCCCATTGGTTTAGTAGCATTAGCAGTAGCAGGTGCAATACTTTATTTTGATGACCTAGCCAACGCATTTGTGCTTTTTAAAAACGCTGTCAAATTTAATGTACTAAGAGTACTTATTAGAGTAAATGAATTTTTACAAAAGTACCTAATACGACCTTTTAAGTTTGCTGGTAAAATAATAAATGAGGTTTTAAAAAAGGGCTTTGGTGGTGATTACGGAGGGCTTGTAGATGACTTTTTTAAAGAAGGCGAACAAATATCTAAAGACGCTGGTAAAAAATTAGCTGAAAATTATGTAGATGAATGGGAGGCAAATACTAAAGAGCGTTTTGATGGAAGCATTGACAAGTTAGGTTCATTCTTAAAAGACAAACTAAGCACAGCTTTTACTGGAATAGGGGTAACAACAGGCGGCGAAGGTACTTTAACAACTGCTTTGGCTTTTGCAGGGGATGAAAAAGAGGTTGATGCTATTGAACAGCAAAATTCCCGTTTAAGAAATGATTTAAAAAAATACCAACAAGTTTTACTGCAAACTGAGCAGACTAGCAAAAAATTAAGCGATGCTACAACTGAATTGGCTTTTAGTGTTGGTGATTCTTTATTTGGGGCTTTTCAATCTTTAGCTGAGGGGGGCAACTTTTTTGCGCCACTTATACAGGGTCTTAAAAAATTAGTTATTAGGTTAGCCGCCGCAGCAGCAGTAGCAGCTGTTTTATTTGCTTTAACAGGTGGTTTAAGCGCTGGTGATGGTTTTTCTAAATTAGGAAAGTTTAAGGATATATTTTCAACTTTTGCAGGCATACCAAAGTTTGCAAATGGTGGTATCGTTTCTGGACCAACTTTAGGTCTTATGGGTGAATATTCAGGGGCTAAAAACAACCCAGAGGTAATTGCGCCACTTGATAAACTAAAAGGCATGATAGCCCAAACAGGAGGGCAAAACGTAAATGTAGGCGGCGAATTTAGAATACAGGGGCAGGATTTAGTAGTTGCCTTACAGCGTGCGGAGCGCAATAGAAAAAGAATTTTATAATGGCATACGGGGTCAAATACGAACTTTTTTTTAGCGATATAGAAAAAAGAAAGCTGAAAATAGAAATACTTGAAAAGGATTTTACTGGCGACCCCTCCACTATTATAGGTACTGGTCAGCCTGCGGTTATTGAGTGGGATGCAGACGATGATATTTACAGCCCAATAATTGGCTCTAGGTGTAAGCTATCTTTTTTTGTTACTGACCTAGTACAATACGATGAATTTTATCGCAGCGACGAGCGCCAGTATAAAGTGAAAATTTTATATTACAATTCTTATGGTAACGATTTAGAAGAAGAACCAGCCATTTGGAATACAATGGACGTGATTTGGAATGGTGATATTGGGGAACCGGTTTATTACCAACCAATTTGGGAAGGGTTTTTAGTTGTTGATAGGTATCAAGAGGCGGTTTTAACACCACCTTATGAAATTAACCTCGAAGCTATTGATGGGTTGGGTACTTTAGAAGGTTTTAATTCGCCATTTAATTCTAGCGATACATCAAATACAGATAATCTTTTTTACTATTTAAAAGAAATACTAAAATTGACAGGGCATGAGTTTGATATTTATATTGCAAATGGTATAAGAAAAGCAACCAGTCCACCAGAAGATGAAACCATTTTTCATGATATTGTTGTAAATGAATACGGGCTATTTAATAAAAATATGACTTTGCGTAGTGCAAAGGATGTTTTAGAACAAATATTACAAATAACAAATTCAAGAATTTTCCAAAGTTATGCCCGTTGGTATGTTATTAGTAATTCAAATTTAATACACAATACGATTGATACTGCTGGAGTTATTGATAATATTGCGCCAAGTGATGGAGATGTTACCGATGCCCCTAACGAACCTTCACCAGTTCCAGTATATACCCAACCCAGTATTGGTTTGTCTGGTCAAGACCCTATGTATATAGGTACAGGGTATTTTTTAACTGTTACAAATTCTGGAACTACTGCGGTAAGCTATGAATTCACTTTGCCAGATGCTTCAACAGTAACACAGACAAGCCCTAATTTATCTATTGGCGTTGTAGAAGCTGGAAATGATGGCGATACTTACAGTGTTACAGCTACTGATGCAAATGGGCAAACTGATTCCGCTACATTCACTTTAAATGTAGATGCGCGACCTGTGATAACAAACCCAGACCCACCAGAGGACGAAACAGTAGAAACAAACTATACTTTAAAAATAGATGCTGCCTCTAAATCTAATGTTAGTGGCGCATATATATCGCCTGAAAATGGCACAATAAATTATGCTGCTGGTGAGGTGGGTGATGCCTTTACAATGCAATTTAATGTAGTTTCATTAACGGGCGAGTTTACAAGCGTATCACAATTAACCAGCGCTATTATTTCTAACAACACAGGCAATTATAGTGTAAGCACACAGCTAATAGCTGAATTTATACGGGTTACTGTTACTGGGAGTTTACCTAGTGGGGGTGGCACTGAATTTTTAACCCTTATAGGTGCTTCGGAAGTACAACAATTCACAACAACATTTACAAAGCTAGGTACTGTTTCAAATGCAAGCGTTTCAACATCGCCTGCTGGTTTAAGCGTAACGGGTGGCGTTGGTAAAGAATATACGATGACTATAACCTTTACAGCTTCCAGCGGTTATGAGTGGACTGGTTTAGGGAATATGCAAATTGTAGCCTCTGATGATATAGGGCAAACCATAACAACTAGCTTTACAAGTTCAGTTTTTACAGTAACAATAACTGGCGAAATAGGTATAGCAGACCAAGCTGCGAATATTACAATAAATGGAGCGCCAATATTTGCGCAACCCGCTACAACTATAACCACAAACCCAAGCACACAATTTGACTTTAGTTCGGGCGGTGGTTATTTTGATGTTAGCGTTGTATCAGATGGTGCGTTTGTTATTGTAACCGAAAAGGATTATTTCCAAGCTGTTCCGTCAAGTGGTGCAGCAGGGACTACCTTAGTGCGTGTTTATGTAGACCCTAACAACACGCCAAACACTAGAAGGGGTAATTTATTATTTAGACCCCGCGCAAGTCTAACAACACTAACAACATTGACCTTTGACCAAGAGTCTAATTTACAGGCACAATAATTATGGGGCAAATTAGAAATTATCAAACCGAAGCATTAAGACAAGGAAGCGAGCCAATTACTTTTGAGCGCTATGATTATAATGGCGATTTTATAGAAACTATCAACGAAGATATTTTATATCAATGTCCAAAGGATTTAACGCCCATTAATAAAGACCTTGTAAAGAATTACGAACGCCCACTAAAAAAGGTAGAATTTATAACCGACCTAACTGGTAATTATTTCATAAATGAAAACGCTCATTTTCTTTACGACAATTATAGATACATTTTAGGTTCAACAAGCCCAGAGGGAAAGATAACAGGCACAGGAACAACACAGGAGTTTATAAGCGATGCTAATAAGCAGGCTAAAGCGTTAAGCGGAGGTAAATATTTTAGAAGTAATATAGCTGTAGATGGCGCAGATAGGCTGCAGGGTATGTTGTCAAATGAAAGAGAATTCACCATTGTGGGAACTCGGCAGGATTTATTGGTAGAATTTGACTACCATATTAGAACAACCTCTACAAACGATACATGGGAACTTCCAATAAGGGCTTTTGTACAGGAAACCTACTCTGCTAGCCCCAGTATTGATGCTTACTATGATTTTGATAACAATGAATGGAAAACAACCGATTCAGACGATTATAAATCAGCTAATGAAACTAGCGCAGTTAATGTTTGGAATAAAAATTCTAATGCTATAAAGGGGTATATTCCTACTTCAGATTCGGTAACGCAAGTTTATTTAACCATTACTATTGGTTACCCTAATAACCTAGCTGGAAGCCCTAGTTTATTTCAAGAGGTTTTTATTGACAATTTTAGAATTTCGGAAAGTTACGATGTGGAAAACACAATAGTTTCAAGGCGCCAACAATATGATTACACAGGCAGAACTTACACAGGTGAGTACAAATCCGAAAAAAATATATTGTCGAATGAAGCGCAAACTACTGAATATTTCATAGGAAAAATAAATGGTTATTTCAGGCGAAATAGAGATACTTCGGATAAAACTCTTGAACAAATTATAACGCAGGAAATAATAAACGATAACCGCAATTACATGACTAAATACGAAGGTACGTTTAGAGGTGGAAGGGATGGGCATTTGTCGCTACATAATAAAGTTTGGATAGATTTTGGTACTGATTTATTACAAGAGCCAGTTAGCTGCTATTTAGATGCCATGAAATACGATATAAAAAATAGTCAGTACCAAATTAGAATGCACGTACCAAACCAAGATGATGATGTAGACAGTACTTACAACGTAATTATAGAATAGCAAACGTTTTTTGTTTGCCCGACCCCCGAAGGCTTGAAGCTGGCTGGGGGTTTTTTATTTATATTTTTTTAAAGTTTTTTTTGGTATTTAAAATATTCTTTTTATATTTGTATCAAATAACAAACAAAAACAATAGAAATTATGAAAGCAGACAACTTAATTTGGTTTAAAGATTTTGGAGACCAAGATTTACCTTGGAGATTACTAACAGACCAAGATGGAAATGTTATAGATGATTTAGGTGTTGCTATTGACTTGGTACGAAACAACCTTACAGGTACAACTTTCTGGGGGCAGGTTGGTTTAGCTGACACACCTCAAATGAAAATGGATAACGCCGTTTGGGATAACCTTTAAAAAAATATGACAGAGTTTGAATATAAGTTTATCAATCTTATCAAGGATAAGAAGATAACAAAAAAGCAGGTTGCGGAGTGTTTAGGCATAACGCAGCCTACTTTGAAAGCAAGGCTTAATGACCCTAAGTCATTTAAGCTGTACGAAATAGATGTACTACAAAAACAATTAGCAATTAACATTTTAGATTTATGAAAACAATAAACATTAAAGGCAAAGAATACATAACAGTAAACGAGCGCCTAAAACATTTTAGAAGCCAAAAGCAGTATGCTGGTTGGCGGATTAATGAAGAAGTAGAAGTACTAAATGAAAACGAAGG